CAGGCGCGGTAAATTTAACTACTTTAACTACCGCGTTTACGTCTACGGCGACAGGTAATGCGTTAACTTTAGCTGACGGTGTTGCAGGGCAATTAAAAATGATTGTTTATGTGGCTGAAGCAGCAGGCGGCGACACAGGTATTTTGACACCAACTAATCTAGGTGCAGGATCAACTATTACATTTAATGCGATTGGTAACAGTTGTCTTTTACAGTTTATCGGTACAGACTGGTGGGTTGTTTCTTTAAACGGCGCAGTAGTAGCATAAATTATGCAGACGCCTATACTAGGACAATCCTATGTTCTCCGTAGCCCTAACGCGGCGGACAATCGTTTAGTTAACCTTTACCCTGAAACTATCCCAAATGAGGGTCAAACAGCAGGGTGGTTACAACGCGCGCCAGGCTTGCGTTTATTAGCAACTATCGGTACAGGCCCTATTCGTGGTTTGTGGGATTTTCAACCTGACTCTGCAACAGCCTTCGTGGTGTCAGGCACTGAGCTATACAAAATAAATTCTAGCTACAACGCAACGTTGTTAGGTATAGTTGCAGGCTCAGGGCCTGTTAGCATCGCTGACAATGGTACGCAACTGTTTATTGCTGCCAATGGCCCTAGCTACATTTACAACAACACAACCAACGTATTCCAACAAATTACTGACCCTGATTTCCCAGGTGCCGTAACTGTAGCGTATTTGGATGGTTACTTTGTATTTAATGAGCCAAACAGTCAAAAAGTGTGGGTAACTGCCTTGTTAGACGGTTTGGCTATTGATCCTCTTGATTTTGCTAGTGCTGAAGGTACTCCAGATCAATTATCTAGCATTATCGTTACCAACCGTGAGGTGTGGTTGTTTGGTACTAACTCAATTGAAGTGTGGTACGACGCAGGTACGCCTGACTTTCCATTAGCTCGTATTCAAGGAGCGTCTAACGAGCTTGGCTGTGCGGCGCCCTACTCAGTAGCCAAATTAGATAATGGCGTGTTCTGGTTAGGTGCAGACGCAAGAGGTAGCGGTGTGGTTTATAGATCAAATGGTTACACTGGTGTTAGAGCATCTAATCACGCTTTAGAATGGCAAATGCAAAGCTACGGTGACATTACAAATGCTATTGCGTTTACGTACCAACAAGATGGCCATTTTTTCTATGTATTGAATTTCCCAAGCGCAGGCAAGACTTGGGTTTATGACGTCACTACACAATCATGGCACGAACGTGCAGGCTTTTCTAACGGTTCGTTTGTACGCCATAGAGCTAATTGCCAAATGAACTTTAATAGTGAAATTGTTGTAGGCGACTTTGAGAACGGCAACATTTACGCTTTTGATAAAGAATATTATTCTGACAACGGCGCCCCACAGAAGTGGTTGCGGTCGTGGAGAGCTTTACCATCAGGCACAAATAACCTTAAACGTACGGCACAACACAGCTTACAACTTAACTGTGAATCTGGTGTGGGTTTAAACGGTATTGACCCTACAGATGATGTGCAATGGTTTTTTTACACATCTAGCGGAGATCAGTTAGTAACTTCTAGCGGCGATTTAATAATGTTTTCGCCGCCTACAGTAGAGGGCGCAAACCCAGAAGTCATGCTACGTTGGTCAGATGATGGTGGTCACACTTATTCAAACGAACATTGGTCTACTATGGGTCGAATTGGTGAATACGGGTTTAGAGTATTTTGGCGTCGCCTTGGCATGACATTAAAGCTACGTGACCGCGTGTATGAGGTGTCAGGCACAGATCCAGTCAAGATTGCGATTGTGGGTGCTGAACTTATTGTTGATGGAACTAATGCGTAATGGCTAGCCCACTAAACGTCACCAAAATACCTGCCCCACGCGTACCGTTAATTGACGAGCGTACAGGATACATTTCGCGTGAATGGTATCGTTTCTTTTTAAATTTGTTTGATTTAACAGGTGCAGGCTCTAATCCAACAACATTAGAAGATTTACAGATTGGGCCACCAAACAACGACCAGTTTGTGTTGAATTTGCAAAACGCCACGGATGCGCAGACTAACGACTCACCATTGCTGTCACAGATTGCTGAACTTGAAAAGCAAGTGCAAGCCTTGGAAGTTGCTCCACCTACAACACCGCAACTAAAACGTGCTAGGTACGGGTCGTTTTATGACACTACCACGCAGACTGGTACGGTCATTAATACGGCTAAAGCTATTACGTTTAACACAACTGACTTAAGCAACGGGGTATATATTGGTTCGCCAACGTCACGCGTTTACGTTGATACACCAGGCATTTACAACTACGATATGTCGTTTCAGCTAGACAAGACTAGCGGCGGCGTAGGTAATTTTTACATTTGGTTTAGGCTTAACGGCGTGGATGTTGCCAATAGCGCTAGTTACATACAGATTCAGGGTAATAATCATGAAATTTTTTCTTCGTTAAATTACTTTTTTGACCTAAACGCAGGCGATTATGTTGAAATAATGTTTTCGGTATCCACTCTTAGCGTTGAAGTTGCAGCGTTTGCTGCTGCTGCGCCTGTCCCGGCTATACCATCTATCATTCTTACTGTTGCAAATAATATCGAAGGAGCATCAATATGACCGTAACTGTACGGGTTTTAATCCCAGCCAAAATTGCTGAAAACACACAAACAACCCAATACACCGCCAACGGTGTGACAACCATTATCGATAAGTTTACTGCAACCAATTACGGCGCAGCGGCTGCAACAATTAGCGTAAACTTGGTCACAGTCGCAGGATCAGCAGGCGACGCTAACTTAATTGTTAAGACCAAAACGCTACAACCTACAGAAACTTACACGTTTCCAGAGCTAGTAGGTGCAGCGTTAGTAGCAGGCGGATTTATCTCAACAATTGCAGGAACAGCCACATCTATTAACATTCGTGCTAACGGGCGTGAGATTACAAGCTAATGTATACAAGCATTACCTACGGACAAGGGTTTGATAACCATCAAGCTGTAACAGCCTTTGCTAGTATGGGTTTAGCAAAGATTGACGTTACACCTGAAAAGATTGTCCGTTTGCAAGATGAACTATTAAAAATGGAACAAGCGGACATTGTGACAGAACATACGTTTACGCCTGGCATTTACGAACGTAAGATTATTGTCCCCCCTTGGTGCGTTTTGACAGGGGCGCCACATAAAACCGCTTACAAAGTTAGGCTTGAAAAGGGTACAATTGCTGTAAATGTCGGTGCAGAAGTAAAAATTTTAACAGCACCACTAGAATTTGATGCGCTTGCTGGCGAACAACGCGTAGGTCGTGTATTTGATGAAGAAGTGGTTTGGGTAGATATTTACGATAATTTAGATAATTGTACGGATATTCCTACACTAGAAAATCGTTTATATGTTGTGCCTGAATGTGGTTTGGGTTCTAATAGAGTAAAAATATTGGCTGCGCCTAAACAGCAGCCTATGTTACAAGGAGAAGCATAATGGCCGGATTCGTAGCGGGAGCTATAGTAGTTAGCTCAGTATTGGGTTCTAAAGCTGCTAAATCAGCGGCTAATACGCAAGCGGGTGCGGCGAGAGAAGCCACCGAAGCGCAACGAGATATGTTTGAGCGTCAGGTTGAGTTGCAAGAACCGTTTAGAGAAGCGGGTCTTAAAGGTCAAAACCGACTAATGCAATTATTAGGTTTAGGCGAAGATAAAACTGCCGCTGATTATGGTAAATACGCATCTGCTGAGTTTACTCCAGCACAGTTTACCGCTAATCAAGACCCAGGCTACGCATTTAGAATGTCTGAAGGTATGAAAGCTTTAGATCGTTCAGCAGCGGCTAGGGGCGGTTTAATATCAGGATCCGCACTAAAAGGCGCGCAACGCTACGGTCAAGAGTTAGGATCACAAGAATACCAAAACGCGTTTAATCGCTATCAAACATCACGCACTAACACGCTTAACCCATTTGCTAGTTTGGCAGGCGTAGCTCAATCAGCGTCTAATACTATGGGTACTGCCGCAGGTAATTTTGGTCAACAAATGGGTAGTAACATTATTGGCGCAGGCAATGCGGCCGCTGCTGGTCAGGTAGGCGCAGCAAACGCTTTTAGTCAAGGTGTTGGTCAAGGTATTAACTATTACCAAGGTCAGCAATACTTAAACAGATTGCCTAACTATTCCAATACACAGTACGGCCCACCAACATCTGCAATGATGCCTTACGAAGGATAATATATGGCTACTATTGACCCAAGCATCGCTTTAAACGTAAAACCAGTACAAATAGAAGATCCTGTTAATCGTTTTGCACGTCAACAAGAGTTGTCGGTCAATATGATGAAGGGTCAAGAAATGCAACGCGCTATGCAAGAAGAACAGGAAGTGCGTA